AGTAATTGGTAAAACTAAACGTGGATACGGAGCATCTAGAGCTAAGTTACCCGTCATCGTGCCGCCAGTGGTTGGCAGATATCCAGAGACAGCAGGTGTTAAATTAACAAAGTCAGACCCATTCCAAGCTACAATGGCTTGAGAACCTGCTGTAATTGTTACACCTGTTGTGGGAGATGTTGGGCCACCCCGAACAACGACAGAGCCTGTAGAGCTATTAATTACAAAATATGCCTTAGAAGACTTAGGAGCATTTATATTACGTGTAGTTCCACTAGACCCTGTAGGGATAAGAATAGCCTTCCTAGCTTGATTATCTGCTCCTGACCCAGTAGTCGTCAGTGTCCAATCTCCAGAAGCAACAGATGCTGTAGCAACCCCTGCAACAGAGTCTTCAACAAGCTGAGTTATGCTAGCGTTTACGACGTCGCCCCAAGTACCACTCAGGTCACCTGTCTGAGGTAGGGCAAAGCCTAATAGCGTTGTATATGATGTTGTCATGTTTTTAACCTAATGTGTTAATGGGTGTCCAGTTAGGGTCTTGGGTATCGTCTATAGGTTCCCATAAATATCGAGCTGTAAATAAATCTGATAAAGAAACTGTTTCTTGAACGCTTGCTATAAGGCTACCACTTACGCTTACGCTGTCAGAAGTGGTTATTATTTCTGTTAATGTGACAGAAACTGCAACGCTGACGCCTTGGGTATTGTCTGCGCTAACACTTTCACTTATCGTTACTGAATAGGGTATTCCCCCTGCTACAGAGTCTGTTGCTGTTGCTGTTTCAGTTACGCTCTCAGTATATGCTGAGTAACCCCACGCAACCTGACCCCAACTTCCGCTACCCCAACCGCCAGCCACAATAATTACCTAAACTGTCGCGGTATATGTTACAAGCAGCGTATCACCTGATATTACTGCGCGGGCTGCTGCAAAATTCCCTGCAGAGTATAGTGTTCCTGCAGTACCACTTTTAGCGTTGCTTGTAGTCAAAAAAGCACCTGCTATCGTAATAGATGCGTTCATAGTAAATGAAGCGGCGGTTGATGATATAGAGCTTGTAACTGTTGGAGTGCCAAACACTGCTTGAGGCCTAGTAGCGTTAGCATAGGCTACGCTTTCTGCCCACCCAGCATGAGACAACATGGTGTCGCCTACATCATAGCTAGGGGTTGGTGTACTATCTACAAGACCTAAATACCAGGAAGTTGTTTGAGTGCTAGAGGCAAGATAGACGTTTAATAAGTTAGCTTTACCTACAGTTACAACTGTATTTTTAATAGTATCTTCCCATTTCAAGTTACCGTCAGCATCAAGACATTTAACGTCATATCGACCTGTAACGGAGACTTGTTCGTTTAAACCCCCACCTAAAACAGCACTTGCTCCTATTGAGTCCTGTGCGTCTACTTTTTCTGTGTGCATATTTTTACCTAACTATTAATTATGAGAAGCAAATTAAGGCTGTATTTGGTGCGGCTACAGGCATTGTAATTGTAAAACTACCGTCAGTTGCAGACACATCAAGCCCAAAATTAAGAACCAAAACTGCTTTATTTGACTTAGAGCTATTATAAATCAAAGCGCCTCGCGCTACTATATCTGTACCAGTCCACTCTGCGTTATCAAACGTAATATATGTCTGTGGTCCAGTTTGAGGTTGAGCTACGGTTATAGATTGTCCAGTAAGTATCTCACCGCCTGTAGTGTACCCAGTAGCCAAAACCTCTCCTGATACAGTGTAAGCTGTTGTGGTAGCCCCAATCTGTGCGTTATCAGTGTAGAGAGCTATTTTAAAAACGTCTCCACCAATAGCGGAAAAGTTATGAACCCCTTGAAACAGTTCTTCTCGAAAGCTATTACATAAACATTGGGTAATCATATCTTTTCCTATTTAACCGCAATTCTAGTCTGACCAGAACGATAAGCGTCTTGACGTTGTTTACCATCACCAAGTTCTTTTAAGATACCTAGAGCTTCAGTGTACTTTTGATTGTATAGAGTAAGTAGTTCAGTTTCGCCTTTCATATAGGTGTAAGCTTCAACTAACGACCCGTACAGTAAGACAGGGTCAAAATTATCACCAAGCCAAGTAGTTCCGGCAGTAACAATAGACTCTGGGTAGTAAAAATAATGTAGTTCAACTTCGTAGTCATCATCGGGCATAGGACCTAAAATAAAAGATAGCTCTGTTGCTAGATTAGTTTGTGGCCCAAAGATAGCATAGTATTTAGGTACGCCAATTGCTGTAGGTGTTGGGTAAGCGGCGCGAATAAAGTTAACGTCTTTATCAAGTAGGTATTGGTATTCACCCGTGCCGTCAACAACAGCTAAACTAAAAACAGAAAGAAAGTCGTTAGGTGCTGCTAAATACTTGTTACCTGCAGAGGTTACACCTGATACGTTTTTTCGCAGGGCAGGGAGTTGCACCGTATTATAGATGCGCGTCTCCGACTGCTTAACAAACGTGGGTATGTTGTCAGCAAAGTCTTGTCCTGTGTTTTCGGTGTATGCGACAAGCGCTGCACTTAATTCTGAGTAATTCAAAGAATACCCCTTAGCCCAAAGGACCTCTAGCGGTGAAGCCTTTTTTAGCTGCACCTGCGCCTTTTATCTTAACACCCGACGTTTTTACCCCTTTCATTTGGTCTTGGTAACCATTAGCTTTAGGGACAGGAACGGGTTTAATATTGTCATATTTAACTTTATCCACGTCTAGCTGCTCCGTATCCACGTTTAGTTTTACCAATTACAGGTCCTGCTTTTTTAACAGGTGCTGAACTGACTTTAGCAGATTTGCCACTTTTTTGATTAGCTACACGCGCTAAGTTACGACCAGATTTTTTCATGTCTGCTGACACAACACCGCCAGCTTTCATACATTTAACTGACCCGCCTTTTTTCATTTGTGGTACCTGCTGTGGTTGCATCTGTGGTGTCGCTGATGTTGGTGTTGCAATCGGTGAAATATTTGGGTTAACAGGACCTTTAGGCGTGTTCACGTTTTGTTGTGGTGCTGGTTGCCCCATGTTAGTTTTTGTAGGTGGAATCTTTAATCTTGGGTCTGGTAATGGCATTTTAGCCTCCGATAGTGACGCTGTTTAGTGTAGATTGAATTGTTTGAGAAGCGACTGGATACCAGCCAAATAACCCTCTCGTTGATGGTATAGTATTATCTGGGCGTGGAAATTGCAATGCTTGTGGGTCCCACATAGGTTGCTCACCTACATGAAGCTGTGGTTGGTCTTGCTCAAAGCACTCTTCGCAAACTTTAATATCAACTAAAGAGCCTTTAATGACCAGCTTACGCATCTTATCGAGCTTACAACGAAAGCCACATCTATCACAAAACCCAAAGCTTTTTCGACCCCTAGCGTATGGAACAGCCATTATCTGTAGTCCGTAAATCTAGGCACCATACGAATTGGTGCTCTCTCGCGGTCTTCAGCCGCTGCTAAATCAAACGCTTCATCAGCTAAAGCCTTGAGCATAGTTACGCTTTCTGGTGCTTTTTTAAGTGCTAATTTAGCCGCTAACCCCGCTATTATTGCCTCATAGAATCTAAATGGTACATCAACTGTGTTTGTTGCAGGTGACCCTGCATCGTCCATTCTACGCAGTCTCCAATACACAAACGTATAAGTGTCTGATGTCTGAGGTAGAGGCCACACAGTAATTGTGGGAGTTGTTGTTTTTCTATCTACATAGACCTGAATAGGGCGACCAGTAGTTAACTTATTTGGAATCGTTGAATACGTTATAACAGAGATACGGTTAATCGTAATATCCGTTTGGTTTTGCGTTCCGTCATACTGACGAATAACATGGTCTACAACATCAACAGTGTCGTCAGGTAGGTCATAAGTAGCTTGGTTTGCAATTAAAGGAATCTCACCAGAATCCACAGTCCAAAGATTGATACCTTTGTTAGCCCACTCTGCTAAAAGCAGATTAAGACTACGCCGTGCGGTCTTTAAATCGTACCCGCTACGCAACTCAAAAGGCATACCATTTCTGTCATATCCGAGGCGCTCAAAGGCTTCTTCAAATATTTCAGATAAATCGGGATTGAATATAGTTGTTCCTGATGTAGCCATTTGTTACCACACTGGGTTAGTTTGTCCTAGAACAGATACACCGCCTACACCACCATCATCTGTATTTTGCGTAGGAGATGTCATACCTGGGTTATTTGTGTAATTAGTATACTGCGACATATTAGGGATAGACGCTAGCCCTAGTTGGTTATTTTGCAGAGCTTGGTTGTTTTGCCCCACTGATTGAGCATCCATATAGCCACCTGCCGCTGCCCCTGTAACTGCCGCCGCGCCTGTCGGTAGGCCTGCGTCATAAGCGTTTGGAAACCCAAAACCTATACCTGAATTTGGTCTATACAAAGCACCGCCAGTAAAAGTTCCATCAGCATTTACAGCAGACGGTTGTGTAGAAAACTGGGATGCCGAGTTTAAAAACCCACTAAAGAATGGGTCAAACTGACCCGGGGCGTAAGTGCCTGGGTTCTGTAGCTGTTGCTGTGCCGCCAAATCCTGCTGAATCATACGAGTATTAAAATCGTTAGACAGGTTAAGTCCTATCTTGGGTGGAGGCGTAAATTTAGGTGCTGTTGGTGGTGCTGTACCCGCTGGCGCTGTACCCGCTGGCGCTGTACCTAAAGCGGTCTTATTGGTTTGTAGCTGGTTAAGCAATGTAGATGTTGATGGCGCGACAACAGGTGCTTTTTTTCTTGCTTCATCAAGCAGGACATTATAGCTAGTAATATCACCTCTAGTTTTGCCTATTGACGCCGCGTTCTGCTCCGCTAGTTTTTTTGCGGCTTCTTGCGAGACTTTTAGTTTCCCTTGCTCATATTCATCGATTGCTTTTTGGGTTTGTCCTATAAGCGCACTATCTATATTACCAGGCATTGCTCCTGTTTTTTTATACTCTGCAAGGTATTGGGCTACTTTAGTAGCGGTAGGGTCTACTGGGGCTTCACCTGGTTTTGGTTCAGGGACTCCAGACAAAAAGTTTGAATAGGGGGTGTAGGCTTTATTTACATAGTCATCTAAAGAAAGAGTAATTATGTCTGCTAAAGGAGTTTTGGATAAAGCATTTGCCGCTATAGGTTTTTGCTTTGCTAATGCCTCGTTGTATTTGTAAGCCCAGGAACCCACCGCAGGGTTGCTTTCGTCTCCACCTGCACCGTACAGCGCTTTTTTTGCGGCTGCTGCTTGTTTAGGGTTTTTTAGTTGTTCTTTGTATGCGTTATAGTACCAAGCTAAACTTTTATTAGCAGGTGTTTCTGCTGTGCCGTTTTTACCATACAGTGCTGTATTAGCTGCGGTTAATTCTTTACCTGTAGTAGTGTACGCGGTGGTTTCATTTTTGATTTTATTTGTTTGTTCGGTAAGAAACTGTTTAACTACTTTTGCTTGGTTGATTAAATCTTGTCTAGTTTTACCACCAGATTTTGCTAAATCTACTGCATTAAGTGATGAATTTTTTGTTTTCCAAAGGTCAAATGCGGCTTTCATAGCAACAAAATGACCGACTTGTGAGGCCTTGTCACCGTACTGAGCCTTAGCAGCATTAATTACGGCATCAAAATACTTAGCATACTCCTCGTCAATACCGGGCACGAAGTGTGCTTGAAACTGAGCTATCGTTCCAAGGTCAGGCGCAGAGTATTTTGGGTCTATTTTAGCAGCTCTGAGGGCTTCTTCTATAGCCTGAGTTGTAGGGTCTGTAGTTGTTGATGCCATAAGTTAACCTATTTTTTCTTTGTTTTCACTGGTTTTGTACCCTTAGCATTAGGGTACGCTGGAAAGCCTTTTGCTGGGTAGTCTTTAGTTTGCATCACACAAACTTCCCTTTGGTTTTACCGCGAATGGCTTTACCGTCGGCTTTAACTGCACCACCTTTAGCCATACATTTGGTCATACCACCTTTTTTCATACCCATTGAACCCATATCAGCCATTTTAGGTGGTGCTTTGTCGCCTTTGTTCATTTTTTCTTTTTCCATCTTTTCACCTTTAGCATATTGCTGTGGAGAAATTTTACCTGATTTAATGGCTTTGCCTTCTTTCAATTCTTCACTATAGCTTTCTTTGCCTTTGAAGATTGAACCTAGACCGCCTTTACCAAACTTTTTACCTTTATCTGCTTTCATAAACTCTTCACCTATTGATTTTGAAATACCTACGCGCTTAGCTGCTTTTGGGTTGTTAGCAACCATCGCCATTAAATTGTGTTGCGCACGGGATACACTAGGCACAGTTCCACCGTTTTAAAGAAGCCGCTTTACGTGTTGGTTTACCATTCTCGTCTTTCATAGGACCTGGCATACCACTCATACGTGCACAAAAAGACTTACGTCTTCCCGCGTCTTTCTTTGTTTTGGGGTTAGGTGCTGGTGCTTTTAAGTTAGAGCCAGTAGCCGCATTATACTTTGCACGACCTTTAGCTGTAAGACCTGCACCCTTAGAGACGGGAAGTTTCTCACCTCTACCTACTGCTAATACAGGAGCTTTCTTCGCCATATTATTTACCTGAGAAATGTTCAATTGCCCAGCCAACAACACTACCAAAGGCTGCGCCTATACCACCCATAACCATTAAAACTTGCCACCCACCTTTAGCTTCCGCAAGGGTTTTGCTTATTTCAGCGACAGAAGCTTTAAGCTCTTCCATGTCCTTAACCAACTTATCCATATCAGTTTGCAAGTGCTTAATCTCATTTTCGTGAACAGCTAGTTTAATTTGGTCGTCCATCATGGCTTACCCGTAGAACGCTGTTATTGCAGCTACGTTAGTTAATGAGGCATAAATGCTATTTTGAAACAGTATGCCTTCACCCGGTAATATCACATAGATGGTAAATGAATCGCTTGTACCAACATCAAGCTCTAGTAAAGTTGTTCCTGACGCGCCCCCGTTTTTAAATATAAGACTACCATCAGTACCATTACCTCGATACGACACAGCTTTTAATCGGTTGCGGTTAGCTGAAACAGTTCCACTAGCAGTTAAATGCGTGGCTAATACGTCTGTTTGCATTCCCATAACTATCTCCTAAATGAAGGGGGAGAGCGAGTCTCCCCGTAACTAATTACGCTGTGTATGCGCCGTTAGTTGGAACATAGTATGTTAAACGCCCTGAAATGCTACCACCAGCAGCCGCAGAAGCTCCTGCACCACCTGTGATATATACAAAATCAGTAGCAGACATAACTGCACCTAAACCAGCACCGGGGACCGTTGCAGTCGCCCACGTAATAACTTGCTTACCGACATCTGCATCTGCTTCGTTTAATAAGCCCGCAGGAGTTGAAGTACCGGCTGTATATAGTGTGTACCCTAGGTCAAAAGTAGGGCTTGAACCGCCTGTACCAGCGGCATTAACTTGAATTTCTGTGATGACTGCGCCAGCAGGTAGGATTACAGCACCTGTGTCAGTAGATGATTTTTGTACGTTAGTTGCCGCCGCTTGAGTTGCCGATAAATAGAAATTAGCTACCATAAGCATTGAGCCAGCGTAAGCTGTTTTAGTTGTGTCACCGCCGCCTGAGCGCCAGATAGATTGGGTTGTTGAGATTGCCATAAGAGCCTCGCACGTTAGTTGTATTGTCGTGTGCCGTGTCCGCTAGGTCGGTCAATACAAAGTAAAAACAAACACCTAGATTTGGGGGTGATAGTACCAATTACACTGCTTATGCGCAAGCTATTTTATTTGCCTTTTTGAGGTTGTCTATCTTAGGAATTACCTGCAAATTCCAAGGTACGTGCAGCCCACATACGCTATCGTTAATCAGTGGAATTATATGGTCTACTTCATACCGAACTCCTGTTAGTTTTGTTATTTTCTGTGCTTCTATATAAAGCTGTTTTATGTCTTGCTTTTGTTCTGAGGTTAACCATGCAGGGGTAGCTTCACGGTGTCTGCGTCTACGAGCGTTACACAATACTTTGTAGACTTCTGGGTTTTCTCGTTTATGGTTATTTCTATGCTTTCTTTTTTCTTCGTTGGGTCTAGCGGCGGCTTTAGCTTTGACTAAATCTTTATTTCTTTCGTAATACCGTTTGCCTGCGGCTTTTGACGCTTCTGATTTAGGTAAAGTTTTACGCCGTTCATTGTCTGTCACCCAATCTTCTTTTATGCACTCAGTACAGTTGCCTTTTGTTTTACGTGGAGCTACGTGCCCACGTGTGCAAGGTTTACCTGTGAAATAAAATTTAGCTCCAGTACGCTTTGCTTCTTCTCTTGTGCTTGGGTATTCCATGATTTTCTCCTATATGTGATTTGACACGGGAAATCATAACACAAAAAGAAACCCCCGTAAAGGGGGTTTCCATAAACACGTAAGTGCTTGATTTTACTCAGCTTGTACCTGGTGAACCATAAACACCTAACGGGTCAGAGAACCCGAAAGAGTAACGCTCACGAGCACGGAAACGTAAGTTACCTGTGTCGAAGTCACCGTCGGTAGAAGTAGCCAACGGAGTTCTGATAAAGTGTTTCAAACCATTAGGTACGTCAGTCATCAAGAACCAACCGTTGTTATCGGTTAACCAGTGATTGATTGTGTAGCCTTCAGGAATTGAACCGTTGTTTTTGAGCGCGTTAACATCGTTATCGTTAGTACCAACACGTAATTCAGTTTCGAGCAAACGAGTTGCAACGAATTGAAGCGAAGGAGGAATAACTAATTTACGAGGTTTAGCCGCAATCAAAAGTCCACGTTCGTCAGTCCAGCCAGCGATTTGAATAACAGCCGCTTCTAATGAAGTTTCGTTTAAATCTGCCGCTGTAGCAGGACGGTTACTAACGGTTGAGCCGTTAATAAGTGGGTGGTTAGTTACAGTACCAGAGCTGTTTGTACCAAATAATGACACACCGTCACCACCTAAGTAGTTTTGGTTGAAGCCGTTGTTAAGTACGTTAGCCGCTTTTACTTGTTTGGTGTATGCCATACCACGAGCCAAATCTTTGGTGTAACGAGCAGACAATGAGTCATACAAGTTATCTTCCATCGCTTCTTCAGTGATAGCAAAACCATAAGCAATAGTTTCGTGGGTGTAGCGTGTTGACCAAGCTTCTTGCGCAGTGTCGTAAGACATTGCTTGGCCTTCGTTTTTGGTTGGCGCAGCGCCAAAACCAGCGAGTTTTAATTCTTCTTCGAATGAACGATCAGAACTTTCAATCTCAAAGATTTCTTTGTGCTCTTCCCCATAACGAGCGTACTCATTACCAAATAAGGCGTTAAGCCCAGGAATGAGTTCTTTTATCTGTTGGGATCTAGAAATAGCAGCCATTGATTAAGCTCCTGTAGTTTGACGATAGAAATGAACACCTAACTGGTAGGTGACTAATGCTTCTACAAATGTACCATCAGGAAGCGCTGTGTCTTTTACTAAATCAACAATACGGAACGGAAGCGTTGCTGTCGTTGCCGCAGAAGCGAAGTTAGCTGATACCAAACTGTTGCCAGTTGAAGTGCTCATTGGTGTTGATGGTTGGTAGTAACCAATGTTTTTACCCACTGCGGCAACAGTAGCAGCACCAGAAGTATAGGCTGTACCTGCGTTAGTTAAAGTAATTTTCAACACTGCTTCTGGGTCTTCACAGATAAGTGCCATAGCATCAGATGCTACAGTGCCTGTTGGCCAGAATTGTTTGTTAACGAAGTATTTTAAATTAGGGTCTGTAAAGCTACAGCCTAAGAAGATACCTACAGGTTTAACAGTTGGGAAGGTACTTTGTGTCACGTTAGAGCCAGAAGCGTTTACGCGAATAATATAACCACCAGAAATACCCACTAAGTCGCCAAAACCGATGTTTTCTGCGTAACCAGAAGCGATTGGTAATTGGCGTACCGCGCCAGCGTAAACTTGACCACCGATCAAGTTAACTGGATTGAATCCTTGGATTCCTACAGCCATAATTTCCTCCAAATAAGGACGTTAGCGGTATTTTATCTACCGCTGCCAAAAGTTACTTTCGAGCTACGATCCGTGAATTTAGGCATTCTTGGGTCGCTTTCTCGCATTGCGTTGTGATCTACAGACTCAGTTTGTGCGCGTGTCATGTTGTTGTAGTAAGCATTTCGTTGCTCTGCAATTTCAGCGGGCATTTTGCATAACATGAGTCCACCAATTTCAATGTTTTCGTTGCCAGAGCCTCCGGCTGAGCGAGTGTCAAAAGTCAAATCAATCTCAGGGTGGTCTTTCGCGGAGCATGGAACCCATCCTTCGCGTTTGTTAACGCTAACATTTTTATGGTCTGGATTATTCATGTACGAAGTACGAATCCATCTGAATACCCAACCTGGTTGAGGTGTTGGCTCTGGTAAATCATTAGCAGGCTTCCATACGGAGGCGATGCGTTCTGATTGTTGGCGGGTTTCTTGTTGTCTATTTCGTGGCTCAGTCATGGGATAATCCTTATTGTAATTTGGCGACTTGTCTTGCGTAGTCCTGTAAGGATACGCCCAAGCGTTTTGCGATGGCTACTTGCGTAGAGGAGAGCGTGACTTTTTTAGAGGGCGTCGATCTTGACGCTGGCGCTACAACGGTCCCGTTTCGCGTAGCCCCCTTAAATTTATCTGGAAAGACTTCTCGCATTCTCTTATCTATGTGCACATAGTAAGTATCAGACGTTGGGTCTACTCCTTGATTAACCAGATTTTCATGTACCGCATAGGCTAAATTGGTCATTTCTCTATCTTGACCAAACCATGAATTTTTGGCTGCCCACGTTTCAGCCTTTTCGTCGCGTGGTCTTTCTACTGGTTGTTGGGGCGCAGTATAAGCAGGAACTTGGGTAGATTGCAAGTTTTGTTGTACTGGGCGATAATTTTTTAATTGTTCTGCTTCAGTCTGAACACGATAAAGTTCTCTTTGCGCTGTAACAAGCGCTTCAGAATCGTTCTCTTCGTAGGCTCTTTTATACTGAGCTTCTGCAATAACTGTATCATAAACAAGCTTTTGTTGTGCTTGCTCGATTAACGCTTTTTCACCCCATGTTAGGGTCTCTTTTAGGCGATTATTCTCTTCTAAGACTGCTTTGGCATAATGCACTGCTTCAGCGCTTTGACGAGCAATCGCTTCTTTTGCGCGGCGTTCATCGTGGTATTTGCGGTTAACTTCGTTAATTCGCTTTTGTACTTTTGTAGAATACTGACTTAACTCGTCTTCAGTTACTTCTTCGGCATTTGCTAGCGGTTCTCTACCTCTATCTTCCTCGGGAGTATCGTCTTCGATTTCAATATCAATATCACTGTCGTTATCTAATACTTCAACTTCTTCGTTTAAATGTTCCATAATTCCTCCTAGTAAGCTCTACCAAAACCTTCAACAGTGGTTGCTACACCATCTATTTGGTCGTCATAAACAATGCGAAACTCTTTACCCATTACCTTACCGCGTGTGCCTGAATAGGCCCGAGTAATCACAAAATCACCTACTTTGCACCAAGCTCCGTTTGGAAAACGCACTTTATCTTGATATGCGTCAGGACCAATTTTTACTACCATACCGATAGTTGATGCGACTTCTTCTTTCTGAAGCGCACTTGTTGGCTTAATAATCCCACCTGTTGTTTTTTCTTCAATCGTTGGTGTGATAATAAGGACTTTTGGACCCACTGGGTCAGGCAGCATCTCAATTAGTTTTTCTAACTGATCTTCTGTAGCTTCCTTGTCAATTGCGTCAATACTACTCATCGTCGTACTCCATTTGCTTTTTAGCGAGGCTTTTGTAGGTATTAAGCGCGAGTGTAAGCCCCGAAAGTACACCCACGATGTGCCGATATTCGGCGTAATCGTTAACTCCATTGCCAGTTGCCAGCGCATCTCTGCGGCTGGCGATCTGTTCGTTTAACTCTTTTGTGAACCAATCATCGAAGTTAAAAGCCTTCATTGAACCTGTCCACTAGGCTGTTGTTGCATAGCCTGTTGTTGTGCTTGCTGTTGCTGTAGCATGGCTTGCTCTTGTTGTTGCTGTTGTAGCGCGAGTTGTTGCTCTTTAACCGCTTGAGCCATTTGCATCTGCTCCATAGCCTGCTCTGCACCCATTAAGTTAATAGCGTGTTTAGCAGCGAGTTCGTCGCCTTTAGCACTTGCGTTAAGTACCGCTACGCGCTCTTGTAAATCAATTTTCTTCTGCTCAATATCAAGTTTACCCTTAACTTCAAGCTCTTTAATTTCAAGCTCTTTCTGTTGCATTTGAATAACAGGGTCTTGCGCCTGTTGCTGAGCTTGCTGTTGCTGAGCTTCGTTTTGGTCTTTCTTGAGCAACATATCAGAGGCTTCAGCAAGTAATTTGCTGAGTTTAACTTCCATTTCTTCTGGAATTTCTTCCTCTGGTTTAGGTAGCTCAACGCCCATCATTTGCTCCATTTCTGACCGATATTGGAATGCCGCGTGTTCCATAACGTGAGCCTGAATAGCCGCTTGAATTTGCTGACCGTTTGTCATGTTTTGGAACGCTTGCGCCATTTTTGGGTCATTCAACAGGTTTGTGTGAATGGTCATGTGCGCCATGTGGTCTTGGTAAATAAAGGCTTTTACTTTAGTACCCTTCATCAAATTCATGTTTTCTGACACTGGGTCAAGCGGCTTAGCTTCTTTACTTGCAGGAATAAGCGCCTCTACATTCTCAATACCCAGTGCTTCGAGCATTTGACGGTGCAAGTTAGCTAAGTCGTAAATCTGAGGTGTTTGCTGTGCTAATTGCACTGCTGCTTGATACTGCATAACACGTTGTGCCATTGTAGACGCATTAGGATTACTTGTCGGTACAATCTCTACGTTACCGTAGTCTTCAGCACGGCTGTGTGGCTTATCGTCTGTAAAGACAATATCGTACCCTTCATCACCTGACTCTTTGATAATATCTGCAAGGAGCTTTAACTCTTGGTCGAGGGCGTAGTACACACGGCTTTGCACCGCTGACATCACTTTCAGTGTGCGCTCTAAGATAGCGAGCGTTGTACCCACAGGCGTTTGCCCATTCATATCGGCTACTTTAAGGTCAGCTACTGACCCCATTCTGCGCCCTTCATCCACCACAGTTTGCAATAACTGATACAACACCACTGATGGCTCTTTATAGGGTAGCGGCAAAATATTGTCTTTTAGCGCACCTGATGGAATATCAACGTCTTTAAATTCCCCTGGAGAAATTGGGGTATCATCCCCTAGGATTCGCATCCCGCGTGTTTTAAAGCCTGCTGGAAGATTTGATAGCGTACCTGCGTCAACCAATTGACGAATAATAGATGTCGCACTTTTAGCAAAACCACCAATAATTTGAATCAAACCAAACCCATAAAACCCATCAGCAGGGACGTAAGGGTAGTGAACATAGTATTGTTTTTTGGTTTTAAGCTCGTCATCTTCACGCCAGTTTCTTCGAATTCCTATGATTTCCATAGAAGTTTTCTCAATAGTCACTACGTAAGGAAGTGCAATTTCTGTCGGCTCACCCATCTCATCAAGGTCTTCAAACCCCTCTAAATCAAGGTCTACCATCATTTCAAGCAGTGTATGACGGTCATCGTAGAGAGCGCTGTAGCCGCCTTCTTTATCTTTTGCGTCCTGAATTTTGTCTGAATACTTCGCTGGCTTCTCAATATCAATGTCTTTATAGAACCCAGACACCTGAAGTTTACGTAGCTCATTGTGGTTTTTACGCATTACATAGGTAACACGCGGACAGCTTGCTAAGTCGGACGTGCCATAAGACACAACAAAATCTTCTGCTGGAATAAACACACTGGTCTGACGTCCTAGTGTCGGGTCAAAATACACCTTCTTAAATGCCGACCCAATCAACGCTTGCGCCCAAAACGTACGTTCTTGTTCGTTTCTAAACTCAGGCATACGCTTCATAATCTGATAGTTCATATCAGCCGCTACGCGATCTGCCGCTTCACGTTTCTCTGGCGTCTGCTTACCAAAAATCTCCGTTGCAACTGGACCTGCCGCTGGCAAAGTCTCCGTAATCATCTCAGCTTGGAACCTCACAACCGCTTCAAGTAGTAGCGGGTGGTTTACTCCACACGCACCAGGCCAAGGCTCCATGCGGTCATCGTACTTAAGACCAAGCAAATCTAACCCATCTTTATACGTATCTTCCCAGTCTTTACGTGAGTTTCTATCGTTATCGTAGTCATGCACGAGGTCGTTTGCTAGTGTGGAGAGATAGTCGTCGTCCAAATACTCCGCTAGGTTATCACCGAATTCTGGCGTTTCTTCAACGTCTACGTCCTCACTATAGGACAGACTAATTTCTTCACCAGTCTCTGGGTCTATGTCTTGAATCTCAATTTCAATCGGTTCTTGGTCTTCGTCGTCTAAGTTAAACGGTGACATGGGTTGTGATATTGCCATATTTAATGCCTCAATGTTGTTTAATAGTAAGGTCTACGTCTGCGCGAATAGTTTTGTTCTTCATATTCCTCATCACTCGAGGTTCTGACAAACCCGCCTTGTCTAAAGCGTAGCATGGCTTGACTCACGGTATCCACCAAATCGTCATGCTCACCAGAAGGAAAAGACGCTACATCATCAATTAACTCGTCCGCCCAGCGTGTCTGTGGCGCCCATACAAACCCAGAGGCAAATATGTCCGCGATGCTGTTTATTCGAGATATTTTATCATTACCCTTGGTGGGTGTATATTCTTGCACAGGTATGCCCATGCGACGTAGCTCATATATAAGCGGAGCACCTGATGCTCTTTTCTCAATAATTACCCCGTCTGGGTTCCACTCTCTGTACGCCTCAATCGCCCACTGTTTAAGTTCTGGGAATTCTACACGTTTCTTCACTGCATCAAGCACAATAATATTCGGTCTTTTCTCGCCATCATCACCATCATACTGAAATACTCCCCACACTGTTAACGCACTGTAGTCCGCATTATTGTGTTTCTCA